TATTGCGTAGGCCGTAGTCTTGTAGTGGTTGGTTTCCATCGTCTTCTCCAAAATGCCGCCCAACAAATCATTCAACCCGGACTGGCCGAAAAGCCGGCCAGCCGGTTAATTCAAACGTTATACGTTCATGGTGCGTTGCACCAACCTGCCGCCACACAAACGTCGCCGGATTCCATCTTTATGGCGGTCACTTGCTCCACTCCTTGCGCGGGTTTGGGCAAATCTCGCTCACCGGGCAATCATCGCAATAGCCAGGGCTTGGCTTTGCCAGGATGCAGCCCCATGGGCGCGGCGTCTTGTCCTGGCTCCATTCATGCGACACTGGAATGTGCTGCGCGGCCAGAATGCAAATCTCTTGCATCCGGGCTGATGTTGTCATCGCCTTGGCACTATGCTCGCGCTTTAGTTCTGCATATTCCTCTTCGGTCAGTATGTATTGCATGGTCAGTTCTCCTTGTTGCTATGCAGCAGAGCTATTCCCGTTCCACACGGAAATCCGAATGCCGTGTTATCTCGTGTGATGCGCTTAGTCATCGCTCAAGGTGCAAGTTTCGGTAAATTCTTCGGATTCGGTTACATCGGTGAAATAAGCCTCATGCGCTTTCGGATTGCAGGCCGGGCATGGAATGTCGCCGCCAACGGACAGCGCTCCGCCCGGCTCATCGCAGCTATCCAAGTCCCATAGATAGCCGTCGATACAACAGGCATCCGGATAGGTCGCGCCGAAAAATGGGGCGTGATAGTCACACATGGTTTATCTCCTAACGATTAGTCAAAATTCATGTACAGCATCAGAGGGTTACATCACTTTTTCGAGGATTTCGCACGGTTCCCGGCCAACCCTCCTTCAGGAATTCATCGTCCGGGTCGATGGCCGGGACTTCGCCGGGTTCGTAAATCTCGCCGGTGCCTTGGTCGATGGTGTTGGCTGCAGCCTTGAGTTGATGCAGGCGGGCTGTGTAGGCGGAGCCGGCCTTGGCCTTGTCATCGGCGTTCAGGTTCTTTGCCTGTTCAGCAGCGGCCAGCAGTTCTTCCGGCGTGTTCGCAGCGTTGATCCCGTCGATGACCTGCTCGACTGTGATGGCAGGTTGCTGCTTCTTCTTGCCGGCGCCGAGGTGTTCCTTCAGGGCATTAGTGCGCGTGTTGCTGGTCGGTGCTTCGGTGACCACTTCAGCGTTGCCCATGTCACGCGGCGGAAGAGCTTCGAGTTCGTCGTCGGAATAAACGCCGAGGATGGCGCCCGGCGTGTGCAGTCGAGCCCAGTTCTTGACCTGCAGATAGCCAAGCTGCTGCTTCGGGTTGGTCTTCCACAGCGGAGAATTCTTGGTGGTCACGGTCGCAGCGGAAAGCCACTCGCCCCAGGTGATGTCCTTGTCGCCACGAATCACGGCGCCAACCCGGCAAGCCACGTTCGCGCCTTCGCCCTGGTACTCGTAATGGAAGTGGCCGACAATCGCGCCAGAGGATTGCACGACGGCATTGACCAACTGTGCTTCATAGCCGAGCGTGCCATTGACGACGTGCGTCTTCTGGGCAACCGCGAACGGATTCATTTTCCACTGGGCGGCCTGCATCACCACGGCCAGGCAGTCGCCAGCCTTGCCGGCCAGATGCTGCGGGACAGTTACCTTTGCCGTTGCCATGATGTTGGCCAGTTCCTGCATGGCGCGGACCTTTTCGAAATCGGCCAGCAAGCCTTGGCTGCCGAAGTCTGGCTGGGCCATCATGGCGCCCGTTTCGGCCTGTTGCACTACGGCCAGATTGTTGTTGCTCATGGTCTTGCTCCTCACTTGAGTAAAAAGGTGCGGCCAGCTTCGCCGCGAGTGGTAAAGGTTCGCTTTGCGTCCTCGATGAACAAGGCGCGCTCGGCGGGATTGGCTCCCGGGCAGAGGTGGCCGACGAAGGTATCCAGATCGAAAGACGAGCGGCCCTTGCGATTGCTCCAGGTGGCCAGCTTCTTGCCATCCGGCCCGAGCAGAATGTCGGCGTGGCCCATGAAGCGTTTGATCTTCAGGGCAAGCTCAGCTGCGTATTCCTCATGCTCGGCGATGGTTTCCTTGGTGCTTTTGAGCATGCCGATCGCCACAGCGATTTCCTCGTTTGCCTCGACCTCTTCCTTCTGCCGAGCCTGCGGATAGAGCAGGGCGACGTCGTCCTCGCTGCGAGGCTCCGGAGCCACATCCTTGGCGACATGGGTGTCCCACCATTCCTGCGCCCGGTGGAACAGTTCGTCCTCCAGGTCGCGGTCGCGGGCCATGTGGTAGATCGGCAACTCGCCGGAACCAGAACCGACCAGCGCGGCCAAGTCCCAGCGGCTGCACCCGGTCAGGCCCATGTAAGTGGCGCACTGGATCAGGTAATAGGTCGGCACCTGATCAGTTCCAGGGTCGCCCCATTCTCCGGAGGTGCGATAGACGAACGAATCGACGGTCTTGGCTTCCAGCCCTCGGTCGGTGCGAATCTCGCCCTTGTGGGCCGCAACCTTGGCGCCGGCCGGAATGACCAGGCGGTCGACGTGGCCGATGATGTTCTTGAACGTCGGATGGCGCAGCATCGGATTGAAGTGCTGGACGCGGTAGCCGGTGGCCCGGGAGTATTCCTGTGCGACAAACTCCTCGGCATGCTGGCCGAAGCGCAAGCGCATGGATTCGGAGTCGTCGGCGATGCGGCCGGTCTTCTCCATGTAGAGTTGAACCGGAGACTTGAAAGCGCTGTATCCGAGCGCGGCGGCGATGTCAGAACCGCCCAGGCCCTGCATACGCTCGGCGTGGAAAGCGGCCATTTTGTCGGGGGCGTTCATGCTGCACCGCCTTTCTCTGCATCGGCAATGGCGACATTGATCGCGTTGTCTATCGCACCGGAAAAATAGTCGCAGTCGTGGAATTCCTCGTCGACCTCTTCTCCGTCAGGTCGATAGAGGCGCACCGTTCCGGCATCCTTCTCCAGTTCGATATGCAGGTCGTACCCGAAAGGAAGTTCGCCGCTGGCGCGATTTACGGCCCGGCCGATGGCGGCGTCCTTTTGGTGCCGGTCGAGCTTGTTGATCAGGTCTTCGACTTGCTTCTCAAGGCGTTGCCGCTTCGGGTGATGCTCGATGCAGTCGGCGTCTGGATCAATGCACTCGTTGGACGGATCACAGACAACGGCCATGCCCATGATCACGCGGCCGATGCTGCCGCGATTCAGGAGGCGGCGCAGGTTGTCGATCAGCCGGCCGTATTGTTCGCGGTTGGTGAAATCCAGCCATTCGGACATTTCGCTATCCGGATCGCTGAACCGGTGAGGGAAGAACCCGCGCTCGATGTCGTCGAGTACGCTTATCAGATCGAGCGCCATGTCGAGGTCTTCCGGGGAGGCTTTGGCCATTTTCATGCTGTCACCTTCACAATTTCCCCCATGTATCCGCGCACTCGCAGACGCTCAACGTAAGCAGCCGCCTTCCTTTCGTCCCACACTAGCTTTGCGTCGCACAGCCCCGGCCTGACCTTGGTCAAACTCTCCTGTCCTGGTTTGCCGCCGAAACCAGCGAACCATTCGTCGCCAATGCGTATCGCGTAGGCCGTAGTCTTGTAGTGGTTTGTTTCCATCGTCTTCTCCAAAATGCCGCCCAACAAATCATTCAACCCGGACTGGCCGAAAAGCCGGCCAGCCGGTTAATTCAAACGTTATACGTTCATGGCGCCAAGTAGTAGTGACCGTTTGTTTTCATACGGGGCGCCGGGCGGAACATGTGGGTTTCCCCTCATGTCCTTGTATTCCGCATGCTGCTCAGGGTCGAACTCTGTCTCGCAAGCATTCCCGCCCTGGTCGTAATAGCCTCGCCCAGACTCGTGCGCAACCACAAAAACATCAGCATCCTGGTCTTCAAATGCTTTCAGCCATTCAATCAGTTCTCGTACTTTCATCGTTTCCTCCACGTATAACTGTGCCTTCAACCGGACGCGGTGAACCTGCGTCCTTCTCAATTACTTACCGTCGCCGCGCTCGGTTAAGGCGGCGTTATGCGGCTTGTCGGCCGACTCAATCTCTCTCGCAAGTTTCCGCAGGTCTTGTGCCTGAAACGAAAGGTCTTGGGCCAGTCGGAATGCGTCGGTTAATGGGTATTGGCATCGACGCCGAATGCCTTGGAAACCTCTTCGACATCTTCGCCGAGCGACCCTGACGGAAAGAATACAATCGCCGGGACTTCGGTTTTGGCTGATTTTTCGGGCTGACCGTAGCCTTTCACTCCGTGGGCATCTCGCATGTGATCAGCAAGGCCAACCGCATTGACGCGCTTTTTGCAGGTCGGGCAGCTTACCTTCTCGCGGGTCTCGCGCTTGCAACGTGTCGGCTTGTACGACGACGGCCGCTGGCAATCCGTGCAGTAGCGCGGAAACCCGTCGCCGTCGCCGTTGAGAAAAACCCCGCAGCCAGCACAGAGGGTTCCGTCGAGCATCATTTCTGCGATTTCGCCCATTACTTCACCTCCTCGATCTTGGTGATTGCGTAATTCCCGCAACCCTGTAACGGCGCATGGAATCGGACTTCCTTGACGGCCTGTTCCCTGTCGCTGGCCATCACGCGGATGGTGGTAAGTTCGCCGGCAGTTGGCGAAACGGTAAGCGGCTTCAATGTGGCTTCAAAGATCATGGCGACACCATTTGAATTTCTGAATA